AGGAACCATTCGCCTGCATTCTGAATACGGCGTCTGGATCGTCAAGCACAAAGGCCATAGCGTCAGTCGCTACAGTCCCAGTAGGCCACATTTGATTCCATGTGGGCTGGCTGGTAGTAGGGTCTGTATAAAAACAACCCATGAATATACCAACTGGGGTCATGGCCGTTGTCCCGGTGTCTTTTTCAATAGTCCCGGTGTTGACCAGTTTTACAAAGTCACCATAAAAAATATCAGCCCCGTAAGTGCTGATTATAGATATATGGCGAACCTTGCCGGAGAAAGAACCACAAGCGCTTAAACCGCCGACTGGTTCTGCTCCCATAGGGGTCGCTGTTGCTGACATAATTATCTCCTCATGTCATTAACGTGAGCAAGACAACCCCAAAGGGTTATCTTGCGTTAAAGGTTGTCCTGCTAGACCGATCTTTAATTAACGGCATTGCAGGATGCTCTTCTCGCATAAAATTATTATCGACCGCTTCCATCTGTTGGACAGCCAGCTTGTTGTAATATTGACTGCGCTGGTCAAGCTGCTCTGAGGGAATCTTACAAAGCAACAATCCACCATACTCAATATTACCTTTAAACCTACCACCAATTTCTGGAATCGCATCAATCTCAGGATAGTCTTCTGCTTTAACAGGAACCCATCCTTCTCTCATCTTCTGCGAAACATTTGTGTTGTCAGCCTGCCCAAGAATACTGATTCTTATATACCTGTGTTCAAAACCGGGAATCCTGTGGGGCTGAGGCAGCGAGGAAGCGGGCTTCCACACATCGCTTGGCCTTGGTTTGGGTCTGCCTTCATCGGCAGGTTCGCTTGCGCTAGTATTTTCGGTATCACTCATTGCTGAGCCTCCTTATGCACCTGTGTGGCGTACTGTTCATTGGTCAATCCCAAGCGCTTAGCGAGAGCTTCTTGGGTTTGCGTAAGCTGGATTTTGCGTGTCTTTGCGCCATTATTCCTAGAGGAAGATGGAGCTACCACGTTGGTATTTCGTCGTGAACGGGCCGGAGCGCTTCGTGGCTCACTGACATCCTCAAAACCGGAGTAATCAGGAAACCGTTCTCGAATTCTTCTGTCAATCTCCGCATAATACTTCTGCGGATCATTGCGGGCATTAATGCCCTCGTTAATTAAATTGTCATGAATGGCATAACCTATCGCCGTCATCTCTTTATGCAACGGGTCAATGGTCTGGCCTTGTTTCACCACTGGTGAAAACCACGGATTATTACGCATCCAGTCGATCTGGTTTTGATCCAGCTCAACCGTTTGCTTAGGCTGTGGTTTTGGTTGTGGCGGCGTTCTAGGTGGAGGTTTTTTGGCTAGAGAGGCTTTTACCTTTCCAGTCCTTGCCTCCAAGTCTCGTAATTCCGTTTGCGAGGCAATCATTGCTTTTTGACTATCGACGATCTTTTCAGAATCGCCTTCCTCATGAGCTTGCTTCATGGCCTTGCTGGCCTGATCAAGCTCCACCTTCGCCTTACGGGTTGAAGAATCCAGAATCGCATGTTGTCCTCTTTTCAGAAGGCTTTCATACTCCGCCAGTTTCCTCTGTTGACGCTGAGCAATAGTAACTGCCTCTTCACGCATACGATTAGCTTCGCCGAGCTTTCGTTTATCTGCGTGATTAATGGCCCGTAACTGGTTTATTCTTTTCTGCACCCCTTTGCTGTACTGGTCAAGCTCTTCATCGGAAACCCCGTCGTTATAGTCAGGGGTCTGCGGCTCAGGCTCAGCCTTCTTGGGTGGTTTTTTCTCTTCGAGTGGAGTGTCGTCAATAATCTCGACCTCAAACTCCGCATCTGCCTCAACAGCAGAAGTTTTTTCTTCAGGCATCGCTACCTGCGTCTTAACGCCTAAGAACTGGTCTTGGGCAGACATGGGTTTCTCTTCAATGTCGCTCATATTTTTACAATTCCCCGTGGGTCTTCGACAACCGCTTCAACACTGTCGTCGTTAATTAACCTGAATTCGTTACCATGAACCAAGAATCGAGTACCTGAATAAGCCCGCATTACAATAAAGTCTCCTTTCTTGCAATAGGGGCCATGAGGAAAACGCTTTTTGTCCTGATATGAATCAGGGCCAAGCGCCATCACCATGCCTACTACCGAGCCAACCTCTTCAATATGAAGCGTTTTTGCTGACTTGATAATTCCGCCTTCGGTTTTCTTGTCCGGTTCAGGCATCGCAATCAGAATCTTGTACCCTTTGGGGTCAGGAAGCTGATGTGCGTTGCGAGGGGTTGCGGTGGTATCTGCCTCCACCGATCCTACTTCTGCTAATGCTTCTGCCATTAGTGTGTCCTTGCACTGGAAGAAAGTGTCCAGAGCCACTTGCACCACATTATGTGGAGAATCAGTCTTCTTCGATCTGTTTGTTCAGGTCGAGAAGTTCTCTTTCAGCCAGTGCGAGTCCTTCAATTACCCCACAAGACCTTGAGTATTCCTCAAAATTATTACAACCGCCAGTACTAATGTGATCGGCTCTCTCGTTCATTATGATCCGTATCTTGTCTTTTAGCACCTTGAGAGCATTACTGCTAAATATCTCACTCACGGTCACGCTCTCTTTGATCAATCATCTGTTCACGCTCAATTTCCCTTCGGTCGATCTTGTCCTCGACCTCCCGCTCGCGCTCATCAATCATTATTTCCTTGGCGATCTGCACCCCAAGTTTAGCTCCTTCGAGTTTATCCTTGGATGCTATCTTGTTTGCTTCAAGCTCTTCCCTAGTGTTGGTTTCCGCAATCTTGACACCGAGCTTGGCTCCTTCAATCTTCTCATCAACGGCTAACTTCTCACGCTCAAGGTCATCCTTGGCGGCAGCCTTTTCAAGGTCAGCCCCGATCTTCGCCTGATCAATTTCTTTCCTGTCAGCAACTTTCTGGGCCTCAAGTTCAAGCTCAGCCTTCTGGAGCTGCATAACTGGGTCTTCCTGTTGGGCTGCCATTTCTTCTGCTTCGGCTTCCTGAACAGCCTTTCCTGTTAACTGGTCAGCAGCAGGGGCTACAAGCTGGGACAAACGATACTCAATGTCTTCCGGCAGGCTCTCATCAGGTGGTGGCAACGGCACACCAAGTTCTTTTTCGATATCCTGACGATACTGGAACGCCACATGCTCGGATATATGAGAGCTTAGCGCCCCCTGTTTAGCGTCTGCATCCGGCGATATATTAAGCATTTCGGCTATTTTCGGGTCGTTCATGGCCGCTAAATGCACTTGCAGGTGCGCCGCATGATCTTGATATATAAAGGCTTTTACAGGTTCTCCGACCATAATGTTCATGTTCTCAGACACTGGGTCGGTTGGTTTTATATCGTTTTCACTTGGCACGATCTTGTCTGCATCCCTGATTCCAAGCACTTCCAGCATCTGGCGGTGCAAAAGGGGCAGGTCATACATCTGCGGAGCCTGTGCCGATAGCTGTAATGCGGCCTGATATTGCATAATCCGCTGTGCCATCGTGCCAGAATTGGGATCACTGACCGGAATTATGTCTACCCGCTCGTCAAAGTCCTCGGCAGTGATGGCATTCTCTTTACTACCGTAGGGATACTCCGTTGGCCCGTCTTCCTTCACGATATCACATAGAATTTTAAGTTCTATCTTCATCGAGGCATGAACACGGGCCTGAACGGCGCTCAATACCTTCATTTCACGCTCAAGCAGCGCCAATGTTGTTCCAACTGGCGCTTCTCCATTGATATCAGCCGCTTTTACGTCGGCTGCGGAGGCAAAACTCCTCCCATCCTGTACAATTTCCTGCAACATGGTGTGAAGCACGGAAGATGGCTCTTTATAGGGCAAAAAGGTGATATTGTCGCGGATTACGCCGCCCGGAACGTCCACATCGCGGAATTCTCCCGGCATAATCGGCGAATCATCGCCCTTAATTCGCAATCCACGCGCTTTTAAGCCGCCCGGAAGGTTTGCAAGCGTTCCTGCGTCAACTAATTGACGTAACAGGGAGGTTGCCGACTTGGTCAAGCCCCCAATCATGTGTACTAGCCCGAATCCGTAGAAGCCAAGACCGGGTAAGTACTGGTAATGGACGAAATGTTGACGCTTTAGTTTTAAATCATCGTCTTCACGCCAGTTACGGCGGATGGCAAGTATCTTTGTTGATGACTTGTCAATAGTAATGACGTAAGGCAGGCCGATGTGCGTGGGTTCGGCGTTCTCCAAGTCCTCAAAGCCGGGAAGATCAACATCAACCATCATCTCAAGAAGGGTATGTCGTTGATCTACCTCATAATTTGGGTGATCTCCGGTAAGTTTACTGTATTTGGCAGAGATTTCACTCTGGTCGGGGGCTGGTGCAGGCAATTCTATGTCTGCATAGAAGCCATCCCGTTGTAACTTCAGCACTTCATTGCTGGTTTTCTTCATTACATGGGTGGCTCGCTCACATGTCTGGAGTTCCACCGCCCCGTAGCTCACTACAAAGTCTTCGGCAGGGACAAACATCGAGCATGGCCGACCCATGCTTGGGTCGTAATACACTTTCCTGAAAGCTGAGCCTGCAATGGGGAGAGAGAAAAGCAATTTTTCCGTTTCTCCACGGTATTCGGTCATCTCTACCGTCATCAGGTAGTTCAGGTAATCCTGCACCCGCTCTGCCTGCTTGGCCTTCTCGTCAGTGATCTCCCCCATAATGGTAGTCTTGGCGGGGCCACTGGCAGGGAATATCTCCATGATGGTTTGCGACTGGAACCTGACCACCGCCTCGGAAAGCATCGGGTGAAAAACCCCACATGCCCCGTCCCACGGGGTAGTCCTGTCTTCAAACCGCATTCCCAGCAGGTCGAGTCCCTTGATATAGGACTCTTCCCAGTCATGACGGCTTTCCTTGTCGGCATCGTAAAGACCGACCAGCTCGCTGCCGAGCCTGCCCAGTTCTGTCTCATCCATGAACTCCACAAGGTTAGCGCCGTGTTCGGTGACATCTTCCTCGCCTGTGAAATCCATAAACAGGGAACTCTCGTCATCAGAGATAGAAACCGCATCGGGGTTTATTATCTCTACCTCGATCTGTTCCTCAATACCGTCCCCAGAAGGATATATGGCCTTTTCTATTGCCACTACATAACTTCCCTGAACTGACCACCTCTAGTTGCAGCGCCCATACCACGGGCTGTAATAGTCTTGGTCTTGGGTTCACCCATGTTCAGGTTAATAGCGGTAGGAGAAAGAGCGCGTCCCCCTTTACTTCTCTTGAGGCGTTTGTTGCCTTTATCCATCGTGCCGACAGCCGCATACTTGCGGCGACCACTGGCTTTCTCCATGCCTTCACTTTCCTTGCGACGGCCTGCCATTCCACCCTTGGCCTTCTTGATCATCTTGCCGGTAAGGACATCCTCCCCCATCGCCATGCGTTTATGCTGGTTAATGTCAGGAGACAGCGTAGCCGACTTCTTGGTGGTACGCTTGGTCTTGGAGCGAGACTTTTTCTTGCGGTTGCGCTCACCCAAAGACTCATCGAGTCTTGCGTTATAGCCCTGTTTCTTCATATGAATTTCGCTCCTTTCTTCTTGCGAGGTATTCTCCCGCCTGTTTTAAGACTGACACGACCGCCTCTCGCCCAAGGAAAGAACTGCTGCGCTTCTTGGTCAGGAAGATACTCCGGTCTTTGGGTAGAAGAGAACCAAGGCGTGGCCCTCGCTCCCCGCTGAACTGGTGTTATTCCTGCTGGTGGACGCGCACCCCCAGCAACGCCAGCTCCAAAATCTGCGCGTGGTCGTTCAATTTGCCCTGTTGCCGGGTTTACACGCCCAGTAACATCATAGTTAGGATTTCCCAGTCGCTGTTCTTCTCTGGCAAAATCAAAAGGGCTTATCGCCGGGTCTTGTTGAGCGGCTGCCATTCTAGCCAAAAATTCTTGATCATAATTT